ACCAGACTAGCCCTTTATGTAAGAGTTGTGTATGCTGGCATCTCCGTCAAGGAGGTACCAAATGAGACGAGTAACCATAGCGGTTATAGGAAATGGCAAAACTTCAAGAGCAAACGTAGAGGCTTTATTAAACGATACTATTGAGTCGTTTGACGAGACCTACATAGCTTTAATTTACGATAAAGCCCCTTCTGAGGGTGTTGTATGGTCTAAACAATATGCTGATAGTAAAGACTTACCTTATAAAGAATATTTGGATTTAAATTTTTCTAGTTTTGTTACGGACAATAAAGACAGAGAAACAAAGTTTTTTATACTTTGGGATGATGAAGATTTTGAGTGTGTTGAGGCAATTAGGTGTTCTCAAAAACATAACATAACGTCTTTTGATTTAACTAATGGGCTAGTTGCTATAAAGTCAATAACAACAGACATAAAGCCTAGACAGTTTGAGAATATGCCAGAAGTTGAAACTAAAGTTAACCCAATTGATTACAGCAAAAAAGAGGCTAAAAACGAATCTAATTTTGTAAAGGTTACTGTGCATGAGGATGATGATGAAGAGGAAGACTACGAAGACGACGACGAGGGTGAGTATGAGTCCTCAGATATAATATTAGAGGCTGTTGAAGAGATAGCTAAAATATTTGCAGTTGCTATAGCAAGCGCTATAAAAGAGGCTATGGAAAAAGGACCCGATGAGCCTAAGTAGAGACGCTAGGTATGCCTTAAACCTTTTTGTGTCTGACCCTGATTTACGGGTTAATTCAGAAACCCTTCGTACTCTTATGGGTATAGGAAGACCAAAAAGTCGTAAATTAATTGTAGAGCTGGAGTCTGCTGGCTACATAATTAGGTCAACTAATACGGCGTTTGGAACAGCACTACGAATTTCACCGAGGGTACAGGTTTCTGTACCCTCGGATACGCTATATAGCGATATAGCCTTTAGCCCTATTTCTAATAGCCTAAAAGCCAATATCTCTTATATAGCTACAAATAAATTCTTTGACGAAGTCAAAGAGAACGGGGGAAGCATGAATGACGAGATGTATCGAAGCCTGTTTGGCTCAAAGTCCACAAGTGATTTTGAAACCGACCAAAGCGCTAAGACGGATAAACGTAAGCGTCATCGAGATAGCGTAGAAGTTTCTAAGTGGAACTCTAAAGATGTGGCTTACGAGTTTGCTGACCGCATGATGGACCTGTGGAATATTCCCCCATTCCGCGTTACACAGTCCCGTTTTGTTATGGCTCTTGCAGGTATGCGTAAAAAGTTTCAAACCAATGGCGCCATAGAGGTTGCCATGATTGACATTTTCTTCAGTGCAATTCAACATGACAAATATAAGGATGGGAATCATCTTTGGCGTTCTTTCATTCGTATAGCCCCTTCCATTGTTGAGCAGGCTCGAATATCTGTAACTACACCAGAACAGAGAGAGACTGCTATTGTTGAGGCCAAGGCTCAAGCAGCCAAAAAACTGGCCCTATTTGATGACGAGGATTAATGTTCAGTTTAGATAACCTACCTATCCGTAGACGTACTTGGATACAGATTGCATCTCTTCCAAAGGCCAGAATTGGCTGGGAGTTGACCGACTGTAAGGACGTACCTACCGAGGCTCTTGATAGCCTCTCAAAATGGCTCACAGGGCTTTACAAGGGCAACGTAGTGTCAGCCGTAGGACGCCAGACTTGCGGTCTTGGCCTACTTCTTTACGGGTTGCCTGGTAGGGGCAAGACGACCGTGGCAGTTACCCTCCTACAGGAGATTATGAGGACGGCTACCCCAGAGGCTTTGAAGATTGGGGAGGGTAAGACCTTGGTCCGACCTTGCTACTTTATAACCTTTAACTCCCTTTTAGATTTGAAGGGGGCTTTGATGGATGAGCAAACTGAATCCGACAAGCTTTTGTATGACGGTATTTTGGGAGAAAGCTTAGACGATGCCTACAACGTAAGAGTTTTGGTTTTAGATGATGTAGGAAAAGAACATGCAAGTTTGTCTGGTTGGCAAAAGAGTATGCTTCACCACGTTCTTAGGACTCGGTACAACAACGGACTTCCCACTATAGTTACTACCAACGTAGAGTTAAAAAATTGGTCGGGACTTTACGGAGAGGCAACAGAGTCTTTTGCAAATGAGGCTTTTATGTATTTAAACATGGATAACATAAACGATTTGAGGAGGTAGTTATGGAGCTAGATGGTTTGCCAGTTGTTGTAGCAGATGATGATTTTATTGAGTATCTCTATGAACAAGGTTACGAAGGCACTATTGATATAGCAGAATTAAACTTTGAGTATAAACAGTGGGCAAAGGAAAACGTCAATGGGTAAAAAAGATTTAAGAGAGCACGGGTATTTAACTGTTGATGAGTTTGTGGCTATGCTTCAACCATCTCTTAAAGATTATTTAAAAAATAATTGGAGTTCAGACAAAGACGCTTTGCATCACCCAGAGGATTTGTTTTCTAACGCTTCAATTTATTTTGACGTAGCATTGAATGTAGTTGGTCACTTTGGAATTCAAGGCAAGCGTGAGTGAATATAAACTAATTCAAGTTTTTTTAAGTCAAAGCTCTACAAATCCAGGACCAGGGATTTTTGAAGTAAGCGGAGATGATGAACAAAATTTGAAATGCACCTGCCCAGGGTTTAGCGTTAAGGGGACATGCAAACATACTAAGTATGTTGCGTTAGCCATTGTTGAAAACGAAGGGGTGTATCCAATTGAGGTATCGACAAAAGCTTCTCTTGCGGAGACAGAATTAGCAAGACAAGACCCAGATAAGTTTCGAGAGTTTCTTTTAAAGTATGGAAAGATAAAGGTGTTCTAATGGAGAAAGGTGATATTAGTAATTCTCTTCCTCCTCGCATCCTAGTTACCTTTGATGTGATAGTGGACGAGTACGTTGACAAACGTAAGATTCTTAATATCATTCCCGTTAATAAAACAAAGACTCATTACAACCGTTTAGTTCTAAGCCATTTGTACTCAGTTACTCTAAAGCGCGGTTGGACCCTAGAGCTGGTAAGTTTCAAACATGACGAAGAGGAGTTGGTAGAGGTGATGCAAAGTTTAGACCAGTACGCTACTAATCCTTTTAGATATGCAACTCCTTATAAATCTGTAGAAAAACTTGTAGACGACCTGCCATATAGAGCAGAGGTTGCAGGGGTGGTTGACCTTCCTACTCGCTTAATGCGGTACGGGAGCTGGGGATTGGATTTCCCTAACCTATGACAAACGAAGCAAAGTTAATTAGTGCTGCACTTCAAACTAGAGATTTATCTGCCCTATTTGAACGAGGCGTAACAGACTCGTGGTTTCCAGACCAAGATGACCGTCGCATTTGGGTTTTTCTTCGTTCTCACTTTTCAAAGTACGGTGAGTGTCCAAGTTTAGAAGTTGTAACCGAAAACTTCCCTACCTACCAAGTGTTAAACCTGTCCGATTCAATGGACTTTTTGTTAGACGATTTAATTTCAAAGCGTCGTAAGGTTGCTACTAGTTCTATGTTGCGTGAAGCAATTCAAGCAATTGAAAAAGAACAAGACCATGAAGCCGCTCTTATTGCTCTTCAACGAGGTATGGTTAAGATTGAAGAGGCTGGACTTAGTACCAGCACAGACGTCAACTTGGTTAAGACAACAGAGACTCGTTGGGATGAGTACCAGCAGTTAAAAGCAAACCCAGGATTGTTAGGGTATGCAACAGGGTTCCCAACAATTGATGCAGCCACTAGCGGTTTGCAAAACGGTCAGTTAATTGTTTTAGTTGCTCCTCCTAAAACAGGTAAGTCAACTCTTGCTTTACAGATGGCCAGAAACATTCACAGAGACGGAGCAGTTCCTCTATTTCAATCTTTTGAAATGTCAAACACAGAACAACAAAAACGTTACGATGCAATGAGAGCTATGGTTTCGCACCACCGACTCATTACAGGTTCCCTTACAGATGAAGAAGAGGCCAGATACAGAGCTTCTCTAACTGCCATGGCTGAAGACCCACATAACTTTTGGTTAACGGATGCTGCTAACGGGCAAACCGTTGCAGCAGTGGCAAGTAAGATTCAAACTATTCAACCTGATGTTATTTTTATTGACGGTGTGTATTTAATGATTGATGAGCAGAGCGGTGAGGCAAATACCCCATTAGCTCTTACTAACATTACTCGGTCCTTAAAACGATTAGCACAAAGAGTAGATAAGCCAATAGTTGTGTCTACTCAAGTACTTCAATGGAAAATGCGTAAAGGCAAAGTGACTACAGACTCTATTGGCTACTCATCTTCCTTCTTTCAAGACGCAGACGTATTGTTTGGTTTGGAACGAGAAGACGACACAGTAGACGACACTAGAATTCTTAAAGTACTTGCTGCTCGTAACTCAGGTCCTACAGAAACTTCTTTGCTTTGGGATTGGAATACAGGTCAGTTTAGAGAGTTGTCTGGGGATGACCTATGAGATTAGAAGAGATGGAAACCGTATTATCTAGATTAGGTATTGAAGTTGTATCTGTGAGGGGAAGTGAAATTCAATCTTTTTGTCCTGGTCATAAGTTGATTAAAGGAAAAGAAGATAGCAATCCTTCGTGGTACATAAATGCTGAGACTGGAGCACATATTTGTTTTAGTTGCGGGTATAAAGGAAGTTTAATGTCTTTAATTTGCGATGTTAAAGAGGTTGATTACGCAGATGCCAAAGACTGGTTTTATTTAGAAAACGAAGACCTATCCTTAGTTATGGAAAGGGCCGAGAAAAAAGAAGAACCTATATTTAAAGAGGTTGTAGAGATATCAGAAGCCCGTTTAGCTTTGTTCACTGACCCTCCTGCTGAAGCGCTCGCCGCTCGCGGTTTCAAGTTAGAGTCAGCTAGAGAACATGAAGTGTTG